TCCAGAGTTAGGGTCCTCAGGGTTCCAAAATTCTAATATACATTGATCGTAATCAAGATTTTGAACAATCCAATCTGCTAAATCTTTATTAGCTATACCAAATATCTCAAAATCTGCTGCTTGTCCCTTCGTATGTTGACTCTTGCTGCTCGATCCTATCGCCTCGCATAGAGCTGCTGATCTAAAGCCTGAAGATACTGATACAATTTTACCAAAATGATTTTTAATAGGTTGTAATATATTTTTACAAAGTAAAATTAAATTAGTTACATGTTCATCGTTTGGTTCATTTTTAATTCCTAAACGAATAGCTTCTTGTGATTTGGTTAATTCATCCAATGTAAAATTTTCACTTAGTAACATTTCTTAATTTATTAATAACCTCTATTACGTGTTTTTCATATTCTTTGTTTGTAGAAAAACTATCTAATGCTTTTGCCATTCTAATAGGATCTTTATTAAATGACATATCCCTAGCTTTTCTAAATTCTGCATACACTTGTTTTGTATTTAGAATTTCAATGTAATACTTAACAGATTCGCACTTGTTTTTAAAGACTCTTACACGCCAATTTATATGATCAGGCTGTTTATATGGTAACATCCCTTCCGTTGACCATACTCTTATGCCAAAAAGATTATTTCCTTCTATTGCAAAACGTGATGTTCCATAATTAGACTCAACGATTGCTTGGGCTATTATTAATTCAGTATTTATGTGGTTTTTTGCAGGGATATCAAAGTTCAGGTAGGCTATGCATTTTTTAAGAGATATGACAAACTCTTCATTATTGTGATATTCAAACCTTGGCGGTCCAAACCCTAGACTTTTAGCCCAGGCGATAATGGCGTTTTCAGTCTTCTTCTTGGCGACGGGGTTCGGAAAGAATGTACCTAGCAAGAATGCCACTAAGGTTATTATTAAATACTTCCAGATTGTTAAAATCTTTGTTGTCATAGCATTTACAGTGATTTAAGAGGCAGCATCCAACTGCAAGGTTGTTAATACAATTAGTCTTGTTTAACTTCTTTGATTCGTTTAACGCCATGTTTATCTACTTCTACTATGGCTTTTACTTCTTTGCAAGTCCATGAAGTAACATTTGGGTTACCATCACGTTCTACTTTTCTTTTTTGTTCTAAACAATCTGCAACATTAGCTTTAGGAGAATAGCCTTCTAATTTACCATTCATATACATTAATAATGCAAATACCACTTCAACCATTATTTACCTCTTAAGGTATCTAATTCTTTTTCTAGTTTATCTACTTTTTTTTCTAATTGAGCTATTAATACTTTAGTATGTACGTTTTCTTCTAATTGTTTTGAATGTTTGTCTAAAGCCTTAGCTTGATACTCAATCAACATAAACATTTCTTGATTTTTAGGTGTTTGATCAGCTTTTTTTAAAAGATCTTGAGCCATTAATTTTTCGTTAGTCTCTAATCTATTTAATCTTTCAACAAGACCAAAATAAGTCCATACGGCTACAACAATAGCAGATACAATTGCTATTATATTTTTAACAGGCAATGAAACATTTGTTTGATCGCTTAATTTAAATTCACTACTCATTTTTTACCTTCCACTTGATAAAACATTTTATCAGAATCTTCTGTTACCCAATCTTTGTTTTCCACGTTCCACTTTGAAGTCTGTACTTTATAATCAGGCCAATGTGATGAAGTAGTAAAACTAGGCACGTTCCACAAAATACGATTATTAGGCATAATTGCATAATTACCGTTGTCAAGAGCCAACAAATGCCCACACTTGTGTTCGTGAGGTATTTCAGAATGTTCTGAATTAAGGATATTAGCATCTGGATGCGCCCAGTCAATAGTAAATAAATATTCGCCATGGATAAATTTTTTTGATTTACTTAAATATTTGCATCTTTGACCTTTTAAAAAATCAAAAACAGTAATACTAGGATAATAACTAAATGAATTCCATAGCTGAAGATCGTCGAGATCTTGATATTCCATTTGTGTGCTATACACATTATTGCCGATTCTTCTTTGAATAAAAGCAGAGATAGGAAGTCTCCAATATATCGCACCGTTGCTGAGTAAACAATGAAACAACGTCGCACGCCCGCTAATACTCCCCAAACCAAATACCACACAGTCTTCAGTTTCGCCTTGATGTTCTCGTAAGTCATATAAATATTCTCTCCTTATTTTACAGTAGATTGGAGGTATATTTGCATTTAAATATGCCATAATCAACCATATATATCTCCCCAAGTTTCACCGCTTTCGTAATCTACTTTGTTTGGGATTGCCAAAGTAACGGCGTTCTCCATTATATCTACAATCTTCTTTGCTTGATTGTCATCTATAACGGAAATATCTAATTCATCATGTATTTGAATATGTGGAACAATTCCTTCTTTATATAAATCTAACATAGCTTTCTTTGTCATGTCCGCAGCAGATCCTTGAATTAATTTATTTAATGCTTTGTATGTAAAACATCTTTTGATTTTAGGATTAGCTTTTAATTTTTCTACATCTGCTTCTGGATACTTAGCTAACCAATTATCTATAAATTTTTGTGTAGCTTCTTCTTTAGTCATCGGTGTAGACATTACACCCATTCTAAATTCATCTATTTCCCATTTATCAAATCTACATTTTCTTCCTAATAAAGTTTTAATGTATCCATTTTTATTTGCTAATCTTAATGTATGTCCCATTAGTTCTTTTACGAATGGTACATTGTCATGATACTGATTAAATAAATTTTCTGCTTCTGCCTTTGTAGATAAACCTAATTCAGCTTGTAATTTAGCCTTACCCATTCCATAAAATAATCCTAAATTAATTGTTTTAGCCTGCGATCTAGATATGCCTGCCATATCCGCAACTGTTTGGTGGAAATCTACATTATTGTTATTAAATCTTTCTACAATGTTTTCAACAGCTTCATCATTACATATAGGTTCTTCTATAGCTGCATAATGCACAACAAGTCTTGGTTCTTGCTGTGAATAGTCAAAACAACCCCACTTATGACCTTCTTCTGGTATAAATAAAGATCTAATAAGAGGTCCTAGTTCCTTGTTCCTCGCCGGGATTTGTTGGAGATTAGGATTAGAATAAGAAAATCTACCTGTAACAGTTCCACCTTGATCTGATCTAATTGGATTAATGTCAGCATGTATTCTTCCTTTATGTTCAAATCTTAAAATTGTATCAATAAAAGTTGTATGAGCTTTGTTTATTTCTCTTGCTTTAGCAATCATTTTAACTATAGGGTGTTTATGTTCTTGTAAAAAATTCTTTGTAAAGGATGGTGCTAATGATTTCTCAGTTCTTTCGTAAGGTAAACGAAGTTTTTCAAAAACTGTTGCAATGGACCTTGCAGCCCAAATCTGGGGCTCTATCCCTGTTTCTTGTTTTACTTTTAATAATAAGTCTTGCTCTTGTTTTGTTAATGTTTGTTTCAGGAATCTTGCTTTCTCTACATCAACTCGGACTCCTTTAAATTTCATATCAATAAGACAAGGGAATAAATCTGTTTCTAATTTAAATATTTCTTTTAATCTTTGTTTTTCTGTTTCTTTGCTTAATATTTTAAATAATTCTAATGTTAATTCAGCATCTTTCTCAGCATAGGATCCAACATACATTGCTGGAAGTTTATACATTTCAGATTTAGGATCTATACCCCAAGATTGAGCTGCTTCATTCAATGCTGCTTCATTTTTTGTTTTACCTAAATAATCAAATGCAACACTATTTAATGAATACCATAATCTATTCTCATCAATTAATGATGCCATAACCATAGTATCTACGATCTCTCCTTTAATCTCGACGCCCGCCGCTCGAAGCCAGCATACGTCATACATTGCATTGTGAAATAATTTAGTATTAGGTGCAGCACATACTTCTTTGATCCAAGACATAACTTTATCTTTATCTAAATTCCCACCGCCTTCATGAGCGATTGGATAATAACCAGACCATCCATCTACTGCTACTGCAATACCAACAATGTTACCATGTCCTCTAACTGCTCCAGATCCCATTGCTTTAAGTTCAGGATCTTTAGTTTCCAAATCAATAGCAACATGACTGTAGCCTTTTAGGCTTGGAAAATTTTCCGGGCAAATCCATTCTTTCTGAGCTTCAAACATTTATATGACCATCATTAAAAAACAATATATACACAACACTGTAAATAATCCTAAATCAAAAACTGCCATTTTCTTTCCTCTCATTCTTTGTAGTCTCTCTCCATTATCATTTCTATATAATGAATTGCTTTTAATAAATCTTCTTTTTTTCCTTTATCTTGGTGCCTGCAAATATATTTAATTGCATTACCTTCTGCGAATAGTATCTTATTTTCATTGATAAAGATAGAAGGTTGTATTTTATATTTTTTGTAATGG